CTGGGTTTCCTAAAGCCCCGCGCGAAGGGTACACGGGCCAAGAGGCCCGCAGCATCCTCCCCAGCGGCGGCGCAGGAAACATCCCGGACAAACATCGACCAGGTGTCGCGGCCCCCAGTGAGCTGGACCGCCATGGCCTTCCGAACGAATCGGGAGGCCACGCGGCCCAGCTTCTGGTGGTGGCCACGGGAGGTCACGAACCCGAACCCCCCCCAAACGGTGGGGAGGACGGCCGTTGACCCCGAGAGCTCCCGCACCAGGTGGCCCCAAAGGGTCATCTGGACGGCGAAGAGCTTCTCCGCCTGGTCGTAGTAGGCGGTCCACGGTTCGAGGCGCCGAGACTCTATCGCTAGAGCCTCGACGACCCGGCCCGCGGACCGCACGAGGATCCCCTTGGGGACGACTTGTGTCGCTCCCACAAGGAGGCCCTCAGCCGGGAAGACGAGACTCGCCAGGGTCAATGTAGGGGTCACGTGAACACGCGGCCCCCCCATGACCCACGAGGCGGGTATCGTCACCAAATCTTCCAGGAAGACGCCTCTCTGGTGGTCGTTCCGACCACGCGTCTCCCTAAAGTGTTTTCCCGGCGAAAGCCGGGCCCCCGTCCAGGCGAGGAGTTCGTCGTACCGGTCGGCAGTCTCACGACTGCAGGCCAATAGGGCGTCGTCCCCGCATAGGCGGACACTAAGGGGAGGGGCACCCGGTCCCTCTGGGAGGGACCGGATGCTCGCCTCCTGGACCACGAAGGCGTGGTAGATGTTGAGGATGGCCCAGGTCGGGGGGAGTCCCATAAGGATTCCCCTCGACGAGGTCTCAAACTCGACCCCGTCGGGACGAATCCCGGCGGGCCACCGCACCTTCTGCGGCCCAGTGCAGGCACGCAATCCTGCCGCCTCTTCCTCCAACAAACGGCCCGAATCGCAAAGGCCCTCAACGAGGGCCGCGACTAGGTCGAGTGGGAGGAGATCCGTGGCGTTCTTGAGATCTGAGGACACGAGGACCTCCGAACCGGAGAACCGGTCCAGATGTTTCCCGTCTCCCCGGAGCACAGGAGCCACACACGGGTCCCGGCGAAGGCCCTTCAGGAGCCGCAGACGGGCCGCGTGCCCGGTAAGAAGGAGCCAGGGCTGTGATTTAGTCACAACCCTGGCCTTCAAACCGGGCTCGCGGACCACTACGACATCCGTCAGGGTCTCGCCGGGAGGAATGGCAAGGAGCCTCCTCTCGGCGCACAGGAGGGACCACTCCTGGGGAAGAATCCCCGGGGGTGCCTCCGGCGCGTCGAACTCGGACTGCTCAAGGAACTCCCTGACCGCAGCGGACAAACCGCCAGCGGCCCGGGTGAACCCGAAGCAGGCAGAGTCACTCCGGGAAGTCCCCAACGGGCGGGGGTCCTTCGGTAGGTACCGAAGGGCCCAACGTTTCGCGAAGGACCTCCCCGAGTGGAGGAGGTGGTCGGAGGTCGAGAAGTGCGAGAGGAGGTTCTGCCGGTGCTGACAGAGGGACTCCCGGACCGTCCTTTCGGACGGATACGGGAGCGCCCTCTTGATCATCGACAGCTGGGAGCTCACGCGGCCACACTCACCCGGGTAGGGGAAGGGGGAACAAGCGTCCCACTTCGCCAACCGGATGAGCGGAGCCACGGAAACTCCCATGAACCTCCGCATCGGGGTGCCCGCCAACCAAAGAAGGCGGGCCCGGGACGACGCCTGACCCAAAAGGACAAGCGCCGCCTCGGTTCCCG